TAATGAACACCGACTGGATGTTCGAAAAACCAATCGATAAGGAACATAAAGAGTACAAACTACTCTCCTACTTTCAAAAAATGGGGGAAAAATTAGATAATCTGGAACTGTACCCAAGTTTTATTGAGTTATCCCTACATTTAGCTAATGTCCAAACACTAATCAAAGATAGAAAAATTGTGTATACAAATAAAAAATTCTTATCAGTTGACGACGAATTATTAGTTAGGGATTTAAAAATTAAAGACATTCCAGAAATGGATGAATCAGAAACTGAAGAATTTATTGAAATACTTAAATATACAGCACCCAAAATGTTGGAGTACTTCAATATCGCTAAATCAGTTTGGACAATAGTGTTTGATAATGTTGAGATTAAACCAAAAAGAAATAAAAAAAATTCAACAAGTAATACTGGATATTTTTACTTCATAGATAAAAACACTAATAAAAAATATGTCTGGAAATATGATATAAAACAAGTTTCAAAAAGATCACCAGAAAAAAAGACAATAACAAATTTAATATTTTCAGATACCACTGATTTGACAATATCAAAAATTATTGATAATTTTAATACGGTTGATAAAAACACGGATGGAAAACTACCGGTATTTGAAATGACTAGTAATGGAGAGTTCCCAATAGAACAAACATTACTACCTTTGTTTAAACGTAAGTTGATAACGTATGTTGGACAAAACGAGATCATTAATAAATATAAAAAATTAAAAGACAGATTTTCCATAGCTAACGAAGATGACGGGATTTAATAAAAGGTTTTTTAGTAAAGAAGGAATACTAAAAAATTTAGATAACATAATGAAATACCTAGATTCAGACGCAGCTTATCTAACCGACGATTTTTCAGTAATTATATACCGAATGTTTAATGAAGGTAAAACTGAAGAAGAAATACTTGAAAAAATTAAAGAATTAAATAAATAGTAACATGAATCTATTACCTGGAATGAAAACCAACTGTAATGAAGGAAACATTAGTTGGTTCCCAAACAGACAAAACCTATTATCAAATTTAATAAGAGAATATAAACCTAAACAGATTATTCAGATTGGGTTTAATATGGGACACTCAGCTTTTATTATTTGTGATACAATAGCTTCAATGAGACAATCCGGTGAATACGGTGAAACACCAGTAGTAATAACTGTTTTTGATATTTGTGAACACGAATGTACAATACCTAATTTTGAAATATTATCGGAAGAAGTTAAAAAGTATGGTATATACATGAATTTAATACCAGGAACCTCATTGGAGACAATCCCATTGTTCTTAAGTTCAAATGAAGTTCTATTTGATTTTGTTGAGGTTGATGGTGGTCACACATTTGAATGTGTGACATCCGATACAATATTAACAGCTTCTAGATTACAACCAGGGGGTGTAATATATATTGATGATTATAAATCAACAGACACCAACATACCAGATGTTGATAGAGGTGTTGATAGTATTAATTGGGAAAATTTTACCACAAATAGTATTGATGGAGCTTTCTGGGCAATTAATACAAAACCAAACCAAACAACTGAACATGTAAATCACCCGAATCATTATGGTGGTGGTGAAAATCCATACGAAGCTATTAAAGTTATTGACGCTTGGGATCTTGGGTTTTCATTAGGTAATACAGTTAAATATATTTCGAGAGCTGGTAAAAAGGACCCAACAAAAGAATTGGAAGACTTAAGAAAAGCTTTATGGTATTTAGATCACCATATCAAGAATTTAGAGTCAAAATTAAACTAACCTAACCCATTTTGAATACTTAGGATATTTATAATAAACTAAGTATTTTTTAATGAATAAAAATCAAAAACAAATTTTAGAGGAAAAATGGAATGGACTATCAGATAATGATAAGTTATTCCTATTATCATTATGTAATGATTTATTACCAAAAAGAAAAAAAAATCTAAATGAAGCACAATGGTACAACACTGTTGGTGACATATTAGGTATATTTGACCCAACTGGTGTTATAGATTTAGCTAATGGTATCTCATACATTAATCAAGGTGATTATTTATTTGGGTTTTTATCCATGATATCGGTAATACCGTACGTTGGTGACTTATTAGCTAAACCGGTTATGGGTGCTATGAAAGTTGGAAAACCAGCGGTTAAAACATTAGATACCGCTTTGAAATTAAGTAAAGCTGGTAAAAGTGCTGAAGCTCTTAGTATGTTAAAAACACTATCAGCTGAAAAAGGTGTTGTTGGTAATTTTGTTAAAGGATCTGGACAGTGGACACCTAAATTAAAAGCAGCTGTTGACAATGTACCAGGTGGTGTTTTAACAAGAAGAACTAGAGGAATCATCGGACAGTGGATAGACCTATTCTCCCAAGCTGGTGCTAAAGGTAGAGTACTAAAAGGTGAGACCGGTAATTTAGTAAAAAATTGGTCAAAGATTAGTGATATACAGAAGATTGAAAATATTAAAAATTTACGAAAGTTAGCTGACGGGTCTAGTATATTTAAGGGGTATAAAAACGCCAATCCCACACTCTGGTCAACAATGGCTGGTGGTGTACCTAGAATATGGGGGAACAGATCTGTTAGATCACTTATGAGACGAACTAAATGGTATTTAGGATTTTTAGATTTTCTTGGATTAGGTAACTGGGTTGGTCCGGAGGAACTTGACGCTAAATACGGACAAGAATTCATTAACCAAAAGGTTGGGGAATATTCACAAACACAACAATCACAACAATATTATAACGATGAATTTGGAGGACAACAACCAGAAGGTGAACAACAATTACCCGGATCAGAAGAGATAACGACACCAACAGAACTATTAACTAAAAATGTTTCAAACCCAACCGTAGATCCTGTAGGTTTTTTAATTAAATCATTAATTTAGTTGGGTACTCAATAGACATACCCTCCTCAATATTGTATTTATCACAATCACCACCATTAATTTCCAACACCATATCACCGTAACCACGATATCTATCACACTCAGAACCAGTACTGTCTAAACACGGTTTACAATTTTTATGTATTTTTGTGATTACATTATTGTCAATAAAAATTATATCTAAATGGACAATACAGTCAACCATCCAAAACGAATGATTACCTCGATTCATTAAAAACAACATCCCATTAAAATCACCATCAAACTTTTTTCCCATCATACCATTACTGATATCCTTATCAGTCATGGGACATTTTACATTGAAAAGACTATTGTTTATAATTAATTTTATCATATATTTATAAATATTATAGTATGGTTAAATTTAAAAGATATTCAGGTATTATAATCAAAAACAAAGATAAAGTGTTGTTGTGTAAACGATCACCAGATGAATCAATGCCAAATGTATGGTCAATACCTTCTGGAATGATTGAGGGTGATGAAACACCAGTACAAGCTGCTTTACGAGAATTTAATGAGGAGACAAATATTGTATTACCTGACAAATTAAAATTAGTTGGTTTTATTAATAAATACGACAAAGATCAAACAACAAAACGTGGATTAATTTATGTTTATTTACATGAGACAAGTAAAAACATAACACCAGATTTAGATAAGGCAAAAGACGGACACGAACACAGTAAATGTGGGTATTTCTCAATAAAAGACCTACCATTTGACCAAAAAAACGATCAGTTGGAAAAAATTATAAAAAAATTATTGAAAAAGTAAGAACTTTTTAAAAGTAATGTGTATTTATATTACACAAAACCTAACATTCCCTTTCAAAATATTGTTGGTTAATAACTAAAAATCTCATGAAAGTAATTTTTTATGGGATTTTTTTTTGCCAATTAAATTATTTCACCTATATTTGTTTTAACATTAACATATACCAGATGACAAAAGAACAAAAACAAGCTATCGAAACCATAAAAAAATTCCCAAATGGGTTAAAGATGGTTTACAAAACATGTGATAAATCAATTATGAAATTAATTTCTGAGGGACATTCAAAAGTTGAAGCTGAAGGTTGTGTACTTGAAGTATTAAAAGAGTGTGATACTGATTTGAGACACGGTAATTACTCTGAGGTTATTATGATTTTAAAACAAATTTTTAACGTTTAGGATATGAAAAAAATTGGATACGGAATATTGATTATCAACGAGAAGTTTGGTACATTATTAGATGAGGTTTTTGTCGATCAAGTTCAGTTTAAATTATTCTTGAAGATGATACACGGTTGCGTTGAGTTGGGTGAGGACCTAACATCGTTCAATGGAGATACGTTTTATATACATATACCAAGTAGGATTCTAAAAGACTGTGTCATCGTTACCTCAACTAAAGAACTTGATATGACAAATCCAGTTAAAAGTAAAATCGAAGCTTTGGTTACTAAATAATTATTAGTATGAAATTCATCTATTTGATTTTATTTTTTTTACTGGTACTTACATCATGTGTTAAGGAGGAGATACAACCAAACCCACCATTACCCCCACAACCAATTATAACCGATACAACAAGTATTGACAGTGTGTATACATTGTCGGGTCAAGATTGGGTTATTACCGGTTATCGCGTTGGGGAGTTTGGTGAGGTGTTAACACTTAATGACACAATATCTTTTATTGATAAGGATACATACACCATTAACGGTACTCAGAGTGTTTATCATTTGACAGAAACCATGTCCGGAATGAACTTAAGTTTGTATTCCTTCATATGGGGGGATATGAGTGGAAGTGTGAACATGTCAATGTTTAATTATGGGTCAATACCTGGTGTACCATTTAACATTATAACACCAGGAACATCAAACA